ACAGGGTTTTCCTGATACTACTTGTACCCAACCTTTCTTTCCATCTTTTGATTTGGATTTACCAAACCAATCGCGGAGACCTTCTTCACTTACAGTGCCACCGTTTCCGTTGCCACCATTACCATTTCCGTTGCCGTTACCATTTTTTGGTTCGTCAACAGTGTGACCATTTTCTTTACGGAGCATTCCAGCACGACCTACAACCTTAAATCCTTTTGGGATTGGTTTACACTTTTTGTCAGTGTAACAGTAATATTGTCCTGCAGGGCAGCGTCCGTTCTTAGCCATCAAAAGAGTAATTACTCCTTATTATTTATCATCCATCAAGTGCTACAGTAAGACCAAGCGACATACCAGGCAGTGACTGCCAAGATGTACCGTCATAGAACTCAAGTTTTGATGATGTTGTATTAAAGATAATTGCACCCTGAGTGAAGGTTCCAGCATCTCTAGCAGCAGTAGTATAAAGTGGTGGATAGAATGCCGTGGATGCTTTTATTGTTGCTGCAGTTATAATACCCGACGTATTAATTGAAACTGTCGTACCAATTCCAACTGATGCTTCCTTACCGGCACTATCTTGGAAAGTAACTTCTCCTTTACTGTCTTGTTTAATTGCGATAGTTGTTGCTGTACCGATAATAATTTCATCGATACCTGAAATTTTCTTTGCATTTGGATCAAGGGTAATTGATCCAGTACCAATAGTTAAGATACCAGTAATCCTAGCGTCACCAGTAACGACAAGATCTTCGTTAAAGGTAGTTCCAACACCAACATGAAGCTTTGGTGTTGTAACAATTCCAGAAGTGACATCTATGCCATTTCTTGCTGTAATAAATCCAATTGAATCAACATTTCTTACGTCTTCATATGTTGCTATTCCAGCAACACTCAAGTTTCCTGATAATACTAGATTGGTTCCAGTAGCATTTTCTGCTAATGCAGATGCATCTCCACCACCAACTGCAGTGCTGGCAATACCCACCCACTTTGATGTAGATGAGTTGTAGATTAACAGTTGACCATCTGTAGCATCAAAGGTTACATCATCAAGATCTCTAATAAATCCTGCGCCACCGCCACCGATAGATCCGAGTTGATACTGTACTCTCTCTACAAATCTCTTGTAGTGTGTCTGCAACTGATCCAGAGTAACAAAGTTCTGATCAAGTGGCGTAAGTGGATCTGGATTATTAGTCTCTGGTGGATCCTCTCCAAGAGGAACATTAGTCTCTGCAAGTAACTGCTGTTCTTCTTTTAATTGTTTTTGAGATGACTTAATCTCTTCTACAATTTTGTAAAGTCCTTTAATGTCAGACTTTACATAATCGATATCTTTATCATAATACTTGACTTCTGGGAGTCCTGAGATCTCCTCTCTTAGCTCAGTAAAATACTTTAGGAGTAACTCATCAGTCTTGGTACTGGTATAGTTGATCTCCTTGAGTTCTTTATTAATATTCTGCTTAAGAGTATTATATTCACCAAGAATTTGTTTCTTCAGTTTGCGATCATCATCTTTAAACTCTTTGTGATACTCCCACATTTTGAGGGATGACGATCTGAGTTCTTTCCAGATCTTGTCTTTCTCTTCATCAATACGAGTATCTACTTTTTCACTCAGATTAGAGATATCATTCTCAATCTTGATGGTGTTGTTGAAATGTTTTGTTTCGACATCCTCAGAGAGTTGTTCAAGATCAAACTGAACTTTTCCTCTCAGTCCTTCAATAGTGTCGTTGACCTTTACAAAGTCATCATCAATAACGCTAAAAGTTTTACCAATCCATGAGAAGTCTGGAACTTCATTTATTTCATTAACCCACTTAGGAAACTGTGGAATCGATGCTTTTACTGTATCAATAGCTTCGCAGATTGCTGCAATCTCAGCATCATAATATTTGACCTCTGGTAAGTTTGTTACCTCAGTTTGGAGTGTATCAATTCTATCTTCAATAGCATCAACTTGCTCATCATAATACTTGACTTCGGGTAGACCTTTGATCTGTTCTCTTACGAGATCTACCTGATCACATATTGCTTCTACTTCTCTATCATAGTATCTGACTTCAGGAAGATTGCTTATCTGCTCTGCAAGATCCTCAAGTTCTTTATCGTAATACTTTACTTCTGGGATGTCAGGAATGTCTGATCTGACATCATTAATCATTCTGACCAGTTCTGGCCAAGGTGGTACTATATCTTGTACTTCTGCAAATGTATTTCCGTCTGCGTCTTCTATAGTTTGAGTGCTTTCTTCTAACTCAATATAATCTTCAACAGAAGGGAGTTCCTCTGCATTCTCTTCTGTTATAAAATCTTCAACTGATGGTAGGTCATTATTGACCAAATCATCAATAGAAGGCAAGTCTTCTTTCGACATTTTATTAGTAACTTAAATACTTCGGGATTTCTCTCCCGATATTATTTAGGATCTTCCTTCAGTCCGTCCTTTAGCATCTTTGCAAGATCTGCAGTCGATCCAACAAACAAAGCATTATTGACTGTAGATGGTCCTTTGATCTTTTCTTCTGCCTCAACATCTTTCAGTTTCTTTTGTAGATCTAATAACTTATCAGTTGCGTCAGCAACATTTTTAATTAACTGACCTGCAACCTCATATGCTCTAGGCATTTCACTTTCTTGTGCAAGTTCAAGAACACCATTAAGAGCTTCTTGTCCTTTTTCTATAATCGAATATAAGTTTCCTCTAGTATATTCGTAGTCTTTTTTTATATCATCTACGCCTTCTTTTACTCTTTCAATTTTATTTTCAACAACCTCTGGTTTGATAACCTCACCGGAGGTATTGAATGTGTCATTTAGATCGTCAAAGTTTTTTGTCATTTTCATTAGAACGAACCATCAAATCCAAAGTCATCGCCTGTTTCAATAAGCGCATTATCAGCAGCAGTGATTTCATGAATCTCTGTTCCACCAAGGTGAATAGTGGCCGCTGTCTTATCTTCTCCACGTCTAACGGTAATATTATTTCCACTGATAGACTTCAAGAACATTTGCTCACCTTCAATATTGATGTAAGTCTCAGCAGTCAGTGCGCTACCATCAGCAACTGCAAAGGTTTTTGCTGTCTTGGTAATATCTGCTGCGAGAGTAGTAGCAGCATCCCCAGTATAATTTTGAGTTGCTCTTGGTGTTGCAGTATAAGTAATTTCTCTGGTGGCGTTGGAGGTATCGGTTCCAGTAAGGTAACTGATAGAAGCTCTCTTGATGATATCCTTGGTCGCGGTGGTTGCTGGACCAAACAGATATGTTTTTGCTGTAAATCTTAGTGTATAAAGAAGAACTCTTCTAGAAGTGAAATCTCCCTCATAATCATCTTGCATGGTGATATTTTCCAATATCACAGGAATATCTTTTTTCTCTTGAATTGACTCTACTAATTCAACCGTAAGATTATATGCTGGTTGAAAGTATGGTAAAATTTGTTCAATAATTTGAAGAGCATCATCATTTAATTTTGACATGATTGCCAATTCAAATTGCATATTATAAGGAACAGGCATATACTGTTTCTTTACAATAGATCCATCATTAGGATCTTTTACAGTAAAATTTTGAACTGTAGAAACCTTACGTGAAGGATCATAAGTTAATCCAGTAAACTCAAATGACATCCTTGGCAAAGTGATGGCAAACGGTTTGTTGAGATCTGGTGACTGGTTTATTCTTGCCAGAAACTTCTGGGTAGGACCGTATGCCAGAGGAATCTTTACAACGCTAACAACGTTATCCGAAGAATCTTCGTGCTTAATCGAAATGTTGTTAAAGAGTGTGCCAAAAGATATAATGGTCCTCCTCAAAACTTCGTTGTAAAAATACTCAAACATTTTTAAGTCCTACAATATCTTTATATTAAGATATTTTTATTTAGGGAATACCAAAGGGGTTCCTTTCACTAAAGTCGATAATTGCATCGGCTTCGGTTTCAATATTGATATTATCTGCAAATCCATCATCTGCTGGATTAGCATCTGCAACACGTAAAGCATAAGATGCTCCAGATGTAGATCCAACAATATTTTCTCCGATAGTGAATTCTCCAGTAACTGTTCCAACCTCAAGAGTGCTTGATTCTGAATTCCAAACTCTGACTCTTGCTGTCGTGCCACTAGAAGATCCTGTTACTATTTCATTAAATGCAAATGTTCCAGAGCCAGAACTTTCTGGAGCACCAATAGTAATGGTCGGTGCCGAAGAATACCCAAGACCAGCGTTTGTAATGTGAATGGCAGATATAGTTCCTGCAGCACTAACGATTGGTATTAAAGTAGCAGAAACTGCCTTAGTAGAATCTTTCTGACTAGTCAGGTTAGAAATAGTAACGGTTGGATTCGTTGTATATCCACTTCCAACATTTGTCAAAGTCAAAGAAGTAATAGTTCCTGCAGTTCCAATTGTCGCCGTCGCTGTTGCAGTTGTACCTACTCCTATCGGTCCACTAATAGTAACTGTTGGTGCGGTACTATAGAAAATACCTGCATTTGCAATAGTAAGAGCGATTGTGCCACCAACTCCTGTGGTTGCTGCTGTTGCTGTAGCTCCACCAGGAACATCAATAGTAATCGTTGGATTTTCTGTATATCCTCCGCCACCAGATGTAACGGTGATAATACCAACAACACCATCACCAATTGTTGTTGTTGCAGTCGCGCCACTTCCAGTTTGATTTGATGGAACACTAAATCTTACGCCAGGAGCAACTGTGTAACCAGCACCAGATTTTGCTACATTTACTGCTTGAACTGATTGTAATTTTGCATTTGTATTTTGATTGCATACATTTATACCACCAATCATAGTAGCAATACCAACAGCAGTTGTTCCTCCTGCTGGAGCTGATGTAACACCAACAGTTGGAATAACACTATATCCACCACCTCTATTTGTGACGGTAAAGAATCTAACACCACCATCAAAGATAGCAGCAGTTGCAGTCGCTGTTACGCCAGCACCAACAAGAGTAAGTGTTTGTGTTGGACCCTGAATGGTGTTGATGCCATCATCAGTAAGCCCATCATATTCTTCACCGATAAGGTTGTTATCAATATCATCAATACCAGTTGCGATAACTTCATCCTCCAGACGGAAGAGTTCGCAATATAATTCATAAACATAGAGATTCTGTAACTGATAATATGGCTTTGCATATTCAATATCTTTGATCTCATAGATCCTATCATCAAGAGGAAACCAAATAAGATCTCCACTCTTTGGTCTAGTTGATAGTTTTACATTTGATTGATCTTCAATCAAAGGAGTGATATAATTTTCAAATCTATCTCTTGAGATAATAAGTCTTACTTCATCTTTTGATTCAATTCCAAACTTTGAAAGAATATTTCCCGCACCAGAATACTGATCATAGTTGTCAACATATGCCTCAAGAGGAAGTGCCATGTCAAATTTAGACTGCACAATCTCTCTTATGACAGTATTCTCTGTCATAAATTTTCTAGGTAGATAAAAGATATCTACACCATAAGTTCTGAGCTGCTCATTTATCAAATCCTGAACAAGGTTCTGTTCAGAGGATGTGCCTTGTGTAAAGAAAGGATTTAATACCATGATATCAACCTATCATATCGTATGGTGGAAGTTCATATGTATTCGACATCTGCTCCCTGATTATTGCTAATTCTTTTTCTGCATCATCATAAATTTGACGACCATTTAATTCAATTCCACCAGGTAATTTAACTCCTTGGAATTTAATAAGATTTTGACCCCACTGTCTCTTCATTAAAGCAGTCAAATATCGTTTTAAAAATGAATCATTCCAAACTCTTGTATGAGTGTCTGGATCTATCAAACGATAGCAATCAATAATAATATAATCATCAACGTTTACAGATCCCCAGTCGATATCCAAATAAAGTCTATCCGATCTTTGATTAAATCGAATCATTTTCTCAGTGTTTAATGCGAAATCAATATCCTCAAGATATCGTTTTGTCATCGCATACGTTAAAATTTCAGTCGATCCCCAATAGTAAATATCGTTGAGAAATAACTGATACTTAACACTGAACATGTTATTTGTTACAGTATTTGATCCGTCAAATCTGAATATTTTATTTACACCAAGAATTTCGGGGGGAACCTTAAGGTAGTTGCTATTTTCTTCAAAGGAAAAAGTTACAGTGCTACCATTAATCGTAGAGGTATTGGTGGTGGTCGTTATCCCAGCAGCGTTATCAGTTCCTCCTCTTGCCCTTCCTCTATCAATATCTGCTTGAGTTATTTTGTATTTTAAAAATGCTTGTGTCAGTCCGTCGTAGTCACGCTCATGAAATATCTGCAGAGCATCATCTACCAAGTCATCTACTTGCTCATCAGCAATATTAATTTCCAGGACAGGAGCCCCTAGTTGCCTTTTGCAATAATTTACTAGATCTGTTCTACTTGCTGGTTGAGCCATTTATTTCACAAGTTTCCTAAGTGTATTTAGGGTGCTGACGATACTGGATTAATTACTGTCACGTTGCCGCTAACCAGAGGATATGTGGTTGCTCCTCCACCAACAGACTCTTTTACTAAAACATCATAAACATATCTGCCTTCCGTAGTTGCTCTAGTATTAACCGCAGCCAAAGACAATTTCATCACACCATCATACGCACTGGTAAATCCGACAGTAAATGCAGAAGTTATTCCAAGCGTTGCCCCAACGGCAACACTCTTAGACATAGCTCCTGTCCCGCTGTAATTAGTTAAATCAAAGGCACCACTTGATGTAGTTTTTACATTTAAAGTAACTTCAAAATCAGATCCACCATACATGGTCAAATTAAGACCATATGCAACTCCAGAAGTTGGATCAAAAGTGATTGTTTTAGTTGCCATCTGGGATACCTATTACTGCAATAGTTTCTTGCTGTTTATAATATAATTTGATAAAAGATTTTGCGATATTTCTAAGTTCATCTCGATCATCACAATTATCTATCTCAGCCGCAAGTTTTTGATATGCAAAACTTTTTGATAGATTACTAAGTTCTATGTCATTTGGATCCATTTAGTAACTCCTTTAGTAAAAACTTAATTTCATCGATGTCACTCTTCATGTTAGCAAGTTCTTGCTCCATATTCTGTACCTTATGATTCTTTTCAGTTTTCACGTTACGTCTTGAAAGATACTGTTGATACTCTAAGGTATTGACATTAACAACTGCATTTGTCTCAGGATCTCTTGCGAGATCCTTATGACCATCTAATCCATAAAAATCCATATTATGCTAGGGCGATAACTCTAAGCTCTTTGACTCTTGGGACAAAGCACTGACTTGTAGAAGTCAGATTCAATTTCACTCTATACGTTCTAAATGATGGTAATTGATCAACGGTGAACGTATACTCTCTATAATCTAGATCTCTGCTGTCATATCCATACGTGTTGGATTTAATAACAAATACGTCAGATTCTCCATTATTATTTTCTGGAGCGATAATCTGACCTCTAGAGTTGAGGTTGCTATAACCAGGGAATGGAGTAAAGATTGGTTCAAGTCCTGGTTTGTTATTAACACAATAGAATGCTCTAATATCATTCACATCAGTGAGGTGTCCAGTAAGAATAATCTTAATGGAAGATGCTGGATTTTCCAAGACAATCTCTTTAGAGATATACTGACATCCAGTTGGATCTTCGTCAATCGTATCAACTCTAGAATCTGTTGCATAATCAGTAATAATATTATTGACTCTGTTTGATGTCAGAATTGAACTGACTCTCTGTGAGTCGATAACAGGACTTAATCGAGTATCAGTTGATGTAAGGAACAGTCTCATGTTCATGGACTTATTACCTTCAATCGTTGTAAGATTAGCATCTTCGTTGATCTTAGATGCAATCATTCTTGGAGAATCAAAGAAATTCTTCTGATTGATGGTAATGTCTTCAAATCCCTTATCAACATAAGGAATTTCATTTCCGCTGAAACTCTTACTTGAAACAGTTCTAACTTCAGCAGAAATAGACGTACCAGAAACAGTAAGATTTTGAACGTTTGGTGTGATAATCTCAAAAGGCATATTTTGTGTAGCCTTGACACCAAATCCACCAGCAGATTTTGTGGTTCCCATGTAAAGTTTAGGATGCCCAACATCAGTGCTTCTATCAGTTCCAGTGGTATCGCTCATATCCAATTTGACTTTATAAGTATCAAACGTAAATGGATCTGCTTGCGTAACATCACTCAAATCATGAGTTCTATTAATTCTTTGCAAGTTAACTCCACCAAGTTCATATTTGTGAACTGGAGTACCAGCAGGATATGTCTTGGGATCATTTCCTCTAGTGACAGTTCCACTGATTGTGTTTCCGGCGACTTGAGTGTAGGTAATGATTTCATCACCAATCTGTAGATAACCTACGTTAGTTGTTCCAACTCCAACATTTTCAAATGTTGTAAACGAGGACGCTGAAGAAACAGTAATACCATCTGTAGATCCTACAGGAAGTTCAACAGAAAGAGTGGTTGGTTTAACATCACCACGAACACCAGAAATTTTCACCTGGTTATCAGAGAAATACATTCCATGGTTCTTGTGGTCCACGGTAAAGTGGAGACCGTCATTATCAATATTCACGGAAGAAATCTGAACATCTCCTCCAGGTGCTCCTGGGAGATCATTATTCAACGTTGTAGCTGCACCAGCACTTGTGAAATACCCAAGAGTCTTGGCAGCACCAACAACAAATTCTCCCTGAACATTATTAAGAATAAGTTCGTTAGTAATTCCAATTCCAGCAACAGTCAATCTGACATTTCTGCCCATCGATGCAATACCGATGGTGGTAATACCAAGAACGTCTCCAATTTGATATCCAGATCCGCCTGCGGTAATCGTTGCTCCACTTGCAACAATAGATCCATTATTAACACTAATCTCTGCCGTTGCTCCTCTACCGCTACCGGTGAGAGTTACAAGATTTACACCAGCAAAGGTAAAACTTCCATCAGCAGGTGTAAGGCCAAGACCAGCATTAGTGATCGAAAGGTTGCCTGTAGCAGATCCAGCAGTGCCTACAAGGTCTCCTGTGGCGTTTGTGCCCAGTTGATAGAAAGTGTTACCAATTTCATATCCAGAGTCAGCCACGGTGGTTCCAAGACCAACTCTAATCTGTCTAGAATTGAGACTAATTGGATCAGGAAGGAGTGTAGGAATCTGTCTATTTCCTTCCGTCAGTTCAGGACTATAGAATTCAACAGACCCATTTTCAATAAAGTCTGCTCTGTACATGGTAAATTTAAGATCTTCCCACTGACTTGGTTCCCATGTAGAAGCGTTTTGTGACTTAAATAGCGATCCAAGATATGGTTGGTTAGAAATAAAGGTATCTGTCAACAGATCGTTTTCACCAACTCTAGAGATATAAACACTGTACTTAGTGGAGTTAGATGCTAAACAAATTGCATATTCAGTTCCTCCCTCCAAATAGACAGGAGCCTTAAACTGAACGTTTGTTGCGA